AAGTCTGCGAATCATGGCATATGTTTTGTTATGTAGTGGGTCAGTTGTGCATAACAATATTTCATCAGCCAACTTTAATGCTTCTTCTTTCATTTAATCCCATGCCTTTCTTCTATTGCCCTAGCAAACTTAAATCCATAGTGAATACAAGTTCCTATTTCTTTTTCTAAAGCAAACCATACTTCTTTTATTTCATCATCACTTAATGGCTTTGTTTGCTTATCATTCCAAGTCAATGCTTTATATTTCTTAGTTAGTTCAAGGATGCGATAGTTCTTTTCTTCCAATTCTTCTACAAGTCTGCGAATCATGGCACACGCTTCACGAATCCAAGCATCTGTTTCACAATACTCCCAAGTTAGTGCTTCGCAATCTCTATCAGCCAACTTTAACGCTTCTTCTTTCATTTAATCCTTTCTTCTCTTGATAACTCAACACACTTACGATGTGCATCTTTATGCAAGTCTTTGACCTTCTCAAGATGTTCTATGTATTCTGCTGCTTCTTCTAACAAATCTGCTATACGGTCTGGTTCATTGTTCTGAACAGATTTACGAGTATCTATCTGCCTTCTAATCTCTGCCCGTTTTCTAAGTCTATAAACTAAGTCAGACATTACTTCATTCTCCTTAACAGAATCTCAGCCTTTAATACTGTAATCCTGTGGTCTTTCTTAATAACATAACTGCCATTAGGCATCTTAGCTTTTAGCAATTCTGCTAGTGCATCTGCTATTTCTTGTGGTACTTCTGGGTATCTCATTTTGTATGTAAATGGCAAGAAAATGCCACATCTCCTATTCTAAACATTCCTAAAATCCGACAGTCTTTGCTAATCGTAAGATAAGCACTACCAGTCCCAACGGTATTGCCAAGTATAAAAATAACAATAATGGAAACGATAGATTGTCTGATTCTTGACATTGCTTGTTTGAACATTGTTTTCTTCCTTGATTGCAATCTTGATTACATGACATATTTATCCCCTTATCCATGAAGCAGCTATATCGCATCTATTGGTAGCATTAGGAATAGGCTTGTTTTTATGCTTATACCTATACTTCTTTCTAAATACATACTCGACATCTGGCTTAGTCCCAAATCGGTACTTAGCTGTAGGTTTACTCTTATCGTTGCTTATCCATTCAGCAATATAGACCAAGCCCTGTTTCTTTAAGAAGTGCATATAGTTGCTGACAGTAGACAGGCTTAAATCCATCACTATGGCTAATTCGTGCTTTGACATAGCTTTACCAGATAAGAAGGTTAGTATGTCGTGGCTAGTCTTTCTAAATTTGCCACTATTGCACTTGTAAATTTTATCTCTATACATATTTAAGGTGACCTACTCGCTGCGTCTACTGGGAATGTGCAATATCTCGCACAAGCTGAGTAGTATCCAATAGCATCCGCTTTCGGTCATTATTTAGTTAAAAGGGTACATCTTGATTATCTAATTCTGCTGAAGCCCTAGCAGTAGGGTTTTGTCCTACTTCTTTCTTCTCTAGGTCTGAGAAATAAATCCACCCATCAAACGGAATTGGAAGTGCTTCAATCTTTAGCATTTCACCTTTGCCAGTTTCTAGTAATACACCTACATTGACATAGCGAGTTTTTTCTTCACCTTGTTTGTTGACATATGTTCCAGCCTTTGCTTTCAACTGTTTTTTTACAGCCATGTTACTTCTCCTTTAAACCTTTAAGTTTAGTTACTGTTTCGTCTACTTCTTTCAAGAAAGTAGATACTTCTTCTTCGAGTTTTGCAATGTACTCATCATCTCGTTCAACACGAACAATGAACAACTGCAAATCCTCTGGAAGTCTTGGGTCAAAGCTAACAAAGTCGCAATACTGTCTACCAGTTACTGCCATCTGTGTTTGCATTTGAGGAATATATTTACTAGGTGCTTTGCCTGCAATAAGTGTTTCTACTGCATTTTTACTTGACATACACTTTATTTCGATAAGCCCGTCATCTCCTACAAGCCCGTCAGGAGAACAACCAAAGTTATAAATACTAGGATGGTCAATAAAGCCTACTTCATCAACTAGAACGCTTTTAAACGCTTCGTATGCCATTCTTGCTTGAGGTTCTGTATCAGTTCCCCATTGCATATACTCGTTGGTAAAAGATTCTGCTTTTTGACCAGTAAGTCTTTCAACTACTAATTCTGTAAGGTAGTTAGCACGAGATGCACTAACGCCTGTTTTGGTCTTAGCCATTACATCAGCTACTCTAGAAGCCGTAACTTTGCCAGCCCTTAGTTTTAACCATTCTAAACTACCTTGTTCCATTTCTATCTCCTAACCAAAGGATTAGGGCTACAAACCCTAACCCAGCTAATAAACCTAATAAAAGTACAAATAGGACAATCATTATTCCACATTATCCATTTCGATACAAAGTTTAGCTAAATTACCGCTAATCTCCTCACATTTCTTAGCGCAGCTACCTGCATCAGACCAACGACCTTGTAGGAAGAAACTGTGCATTAAGCGCACTTCTACCTGTAAGTTAATCCATTCGTCCGAATAATCCCGCTTGTCATCTACTCTCATTTTTTACCTTTCAATACTTTAGTTTTGTTTTGCTGCAATATTTCAATGGGTACTTCTAATCGTTTTACATAGTTATCTGGGTGACAACACCACTTAGACCCCATGCTTTCAATAAGCTGCTTAGACTTTTGCAAGTTATATGTAGGCATAAAGTCTAGTACCGCCCCGTATCTACCAGACTGCATCATCTGTTTAATTAAGCTGATTTCGTTGGATGTCATGCTAATTCCTTCTTCTTCAACTCCTTAGCATCATTGATTAGCTTTAGTGCTTCTTTGTCTTTGCTTGCTACTTTGTAACCTTTTGCAAAAGCAGTCTTTAATTGTTCCATGTCGGTACACTTAGCAATATCTTCAACTAATGCAGTTACATCGACAGGTTCTGCTTCAGCTTCCCATAAGTCCTCACCAGCATACAAACTTAGACCTAAACCATGTAAAGCAATGGCTTTAGCCAAGCATCGTTGCATAGCAGTATTTACAGCAAAAGCATCAGGGTTTGGAATGGCTTTGTTGCGATAGTCCATCACAGGTAACTGTGCAGTCATAGACTTACCAAAAGCATTAACTGTGCAGAACACCATTGCAGTTTCACCAAACAATACTGGCTGACCATAAGACCAAGTAGCCATTGGGTCGTGTTGTAACAATGTATCTACAGCCCAAGCCCATGATAAATAGCTAAGACCGTTCTTTTTTTCAATCTTGCTAGATACATCAATCTTTCTTAATTCTGCATATTTACTCATTTCATTCTCCTAAAAAACTTAATTAAAAAACTGCGCCAAACAAAATATAAAGCCAAAGACTTACTACAACCAGAATACCGTAGCCTACGATATTTATTCATCATTTCAATACCTCTGCTGATTTAAGTTTGCCTGTTTCGCCATCCCAAACCAGATGAAAATTTCCAATCTCAATATACGACCTATCTCTTTTTGTTTTATCTTCTATTGAAGCTAAACAAGCATACAAAGTCATACTTTCACCGTGGTCAGGTTTTGGTTCAGACTTAATGCGGTATTCAGCATCTTCACTCCATGTTGGCAAACCTACACACCAAAAACCTTCTCGGTCTTTAAACTCAATCTCAGCACCATCAGCCCATGCTTTTATTAGTTTTGCGTGTTTATGTGGTTTCATTTCAATACCTCTGCTGATTTAATAAATGCTGTAAAACAATCTAAACAACAATTAAAACTTAGATATTCACCCAAACTTGTATCTACCTCTAATATTGTTTTTTCTTCTTTACAGTAATCGCACATTTGAGTTCCTACAGAAATGCTAACTGGTCTACCATATGCTTCATCTATTGAGTTGTGTAAATGTTTCATCATCTCTCCTCATAAGGAAAACTGCACTTAGCTAACTGGTCACAAGCTAAATCAGTAGCAATTCTTTCCCAGTATTCTGTGGTCTGATTCCACAACATACGACCAAGTGCTTCAAAATCTCTGTTTTCTAGCAACTCTTTGATTCGTGCTTCTTGTTCTTTAGTTGTGCCATCAATGATAGCTTCGCCAAAGTTAAACAAGTTGTATGGGTTATATTCTTCAGTATTTAGTAAATCAACGATTCTATCTTCCATGACTATCTCCTTAAATAAACAAAGCAAACATTGAACCGATAATTGCACCAAGAACTGCTGCACCTAAAATATCTAACTTAGTAACTTTCATGATTACCCCTTATTGTTATTTGAAATATTGAAAAATCTAAAGTTGTTGCCCATAGCATCATTAAAGATTTCTTTAATCTTGAAATAACCTTTATGTTCTGGGTGCTTATTGCACAACTGGCTATGCAACTCATTAGCTTCTTCAATGGTGTTAAACCATTTAACGATATTCCAATCTTCAAAGGTATATTGCTGTACACAGTAAATAGTATTCATTTGATTCTCCTAAACAGTTAAACAATTAAACTTCAGTAATAGAGATAATGAACTAGAATCTGTCTCTTATACAAAAAA